CCACGGGCCATGCCCTTACTCTTCATCATCTTCTTCATAATCACTCTCCGCATAGAGGTTGTTGAATACCCGTGCTGTGTCGCTCACATAGTTCGGGTCTTGTTTAGAATGATGGACCCACTGACTAGGAGCGAAGTCCGGTGGGCCGTCGCCCGTAACAAACCACGCTGGGTTTGTAACTCGTACCCTGTTGTTTGGTAGGGCAACCATATTTCCTGTCCACTCACCAGCATCTAAAAGTTCAAGCACATGACTCTGTTTGTGTTGCGCCGGATCATCTGCTACTTCAGTATCTGTGTAGTCCACAGTGAAGTAATACTTTGCAGGATAAAATTCTCCATCTATCTTTGCCAACCACGGACAGGGCGTACCCCTATTCAACACAAATACTGAATGGTGATGTGATTGACAATCCCACGGCTGGGCCAAGTATGTTGGTATTGGTGTAGGCCATTCATCTAAGGGCGTATCACCCACCAGTGCTGTGAGAGGCATACGTGCCCACATGGCACCACCATGTACGTTGTTTTCTTCGTCTTCGCATCCTGTAAACAAGACTTGAAAAGACATGGTACGCATTGGTAAAGTGGTGACTCCAATAACCATAGCGTGTAAAAATTCACCGTGGTATCTATCGTGATTGGTTGTGTATTCTCTTCGTACCCAAGCCTTAAAATATGGAATGTTACTTGTGATATAATTCATCGCCATCTCCTGTGTAGTTTACCCCGGAAGGGATGAGCATATATATCACAGATTTAAAGAAAGGTCAAGAGGGCAAGTTGCCCTGCCCCCTTGATTAATGTTATACGCCAGTCTGGACTGAAGCAGTCTGAACCAGTGCAGTTGGATCACCAATGTCAGCAATCAAAGCAATAACACGGAAACGAACTACAGCAGAGTCAGCACCCAAGATTTTAACTTGGATAGCGTCTGTTGCAATTACTGTGTTGATACCTGTTGCTGTAGGGTGAAAGTTGTAGATAGCATCAGCGTTACCATCAACACCATCACAGAAGGCATCAATGTCGGTGCTGATACCAACGTCAAAAGTCACACTAGAGCCACCAGCTTCAAGGACATCAAGGCAACCACCAAGAACAATCGAGTTGTCCGGTAGGTCAATCACTTTAATGACATCGTTAGCTGTAAGGTTGTTATCGGCAGCGTCAAAGATTTTTGACTGCACGATGTAAGGACGAATCGCGTGTGCGGGATGTCCTACAGTTCCACCACCAGTGATGGTATGGTCAAAAGTAGCCATTTACCTAGCCCTCCCTTACGCGAAGTCGATGACGCCGCGAACGACAGCTTCTGGGCGCAGAACTTTGCGACCAAAAACGTGCAGACCACGAATAACGTCAGAGAACGACTCAGTTGAACGAACCACTTCGGTCTTAGCAATGTGCGAAGCAGTGGAGGTGGACGACATGTGGCCAGCAAGAATCACATTCTCAGAGGCGTCAGTTGCCACACCAGACAGAGTTACCTGATCGGTACCTGCTGTTGAGTTAAGCGCAGTAGACTTGTAACAGCGGAAACCAGCAAGGGTGCCCGGAATAGCAAGACCGTTACGCAGTGGAGAAGTAGCGTCACCAGTTACCTGAACTTCAGCCATCTTGTTTCCGGCTTGGAACATCTTCTCGTAGAAGATTGGTGGTGCTACAAACCAACGATTCTCTTCAGGCACAGACTGATCGTCCAGTGTACGTGCCATCAGCAGCATCAAGTTGATGCCAGCATCGTCAGTTTCTACGTTGATAGGAGCGGATGCAGTACCCAGCGCACTGTTTGTGGTGGTAAGACCACCTGACAGTGAAGCGTCGTCAGCACCAGCGATACCTGCGCCATCAGAGATAGCTTGCAGGACGTTTGCATCGTACTTACGCTTCAGAGCAAATGCACCTGATGAGGTAGCAAGTGCTTCAAAGTTTACGTGCGAATGCCGCTCTTCGATGTCGTCAATCTTGAACGCGAAAGCGTTTGCGTTATCGACAACCATCGTGATTTGATCGTCAGCCAAGTCTTGTGCGTTTACGACGGAACCCCGTGTATACGAACTGACTGTGACTGTTGGTTCTTTGATGATGCGAACCGTGTCGCCAAAGTTTTCAATTTCGCCCGCGTAGTCGGTGTTTGTAATATCTTCTACAACCGAAGCACGACGGAAGAACTTGAGAACCTTTTGGCTAAAGATTTCCGGTGCAAAATTACCGGAAGGCAGGTTACCATAACCTGCAGCAGTACCAAATGCCATTGGTTCTTTTCCTTCCCTCTGTTTGAGGATTAGTTGTTAGGGTCGATCCGTCCCTCTTGACGTGCGGCGTCTAATTCGCTTTCCAGCTTTTCAAACTCCCACGGCTTGAGACTACGGATTTCAGAAGCCTTCCAAATGCGAGTATCTCCACTTTGTTCAGATGCAATGTCCCTAGCTTTAGGGGCACGTACTGAAGTTGCAGCGTCGGTCTTCGCCTTGTTAGTCTTCTTTTTTGAGATTCCTGCGTCTGCTTTGTACAGATCAAGAACTCGTGAGGCCCAACGAGCGTCGGTATTGTTTTTGTAAATACCATCCGAAATGGATTCGGGTTGCTCTTCAAGCCAAGCTAAAAACTTTTCGTCCGATTTGATCTTATCGAAGTCAGGATGATTAGCTGTTAGTTCGCGGTAAGCAGCCTGTACTACCGTCTCCTTCTCACGCTCTTTAATGACTTCCAATTCTTTTTGGAGTTCGGTGGTGCGTTCACTGGCTTGCATTGCTGCTACAGTTTCTACAACTCCGTACACGTCAGGATATTGCGCTTTGAATTCTTCCAACTCTTCAACTGTTTTTGGCATAGGCACGTTTGCCTGTTTTGTTGCCGCTTCCAGTTGTTGTTTTTCCGCCTGAAACTCTGCTAGTTTAGCGTCGTAATGTCGCTTCAAGTCATCGTATCGTTTTTTGTAGTCGTGATCCGGTTTCTCTTGCGTCGTTTCTACAAAGCTAGTAGATTCAGGTTGGTCGGTATCGTCGCTTGCTTCTACCTCCGGGGTATCGTCTTCGTCGTCTTTGTAAACGTCTTCACGATAGTTGCCTTTGTAGAGAGTATCGCTATTGATAGTTCCGAAAGAGTCGTTCGGTTTGTTGGCTCTTGCGCCACGTACTTGTTTTGCCATTTTATTACCTCTGGTTAGCGGGGCTACTTTGGCTTGTAGGTAGCCGCTCCGGTTGTGTCGGGGCCGTTGTTAACGGGTAGCCGACGAATTCATTATGCTGTTAATTTTCTGGTGCAGCATCTAGGGCGTAATAATCATGCCCTCCAAAACTTTTAGTGTATCTTAGCAAAGGATTTCTTTCAAAGTTCTTTGCAAGAGGAGCATCAGGAGTGGTGTAAAACATCACATCAAATGGAATTATAGGATCAGATTCTGTTTCAGGGTTTAAAAGATTATCTGCAGCAGAAAACATTTTAGTTACTGCTCCGGGAACCTGCCCCTTAACTACCTCTGTAAGTCTTTTGCTAAGAACACCCGGCTCTAATCCATCGTACTGAAACATTTTACTTCCGCTGCCACGAAAAGAGCGTTGTTTCATTACTGCTCCAAGATCATTTACTTTAGAAAAATCTCGTCTGTTGCTTCTGGCTCGATTTATTGCTGTTTGTCCTACGCCCATCATAGATTCAACAGGGTCAGTAGCAGCAGTCGTTTCAGCTAGGGCTAACACAGCCAAACGCTCTCTGTCGTCCATACTATCAATTAGTTTTTCAACATCTGCACGTTGACGACGACTCTTTAAAAACGTGTTAAATTTTGTTTTGGTAGAGTTGTCTAGTTTAATTCTTGAAAGAGGTAATTCTCCGCCTTCTGAGTATCCGTCTAAAAAACTGCCGCCCATTGCTGCTTGTCTGCGATCTACTTCTGGCTTGCCCTTGTCGTTCTCTGCGTTAAGGGCGTCGTACCCACCAAACTTGTCAATGTCGTCTACGTCAATAACGTACTCACCTTTAGAGAGGGCTACATCCATCATTTTGCCGCCTTTTGCAGCCCTGCGCTTTTGTGGACCTTTTGGTAGCTTTCCTTCTTTTTGCAGTCGTTCTGTAGTTGGTGCATTAAGAACAAAAGAACCTACACGTACACGGTGATTTTCTGTGTCAGCTACAGTGGTGCCTTTTGCATAGTTTTGCGGTGGGCCGTCTACAAAGCCCGTAGACTGAATTGGGTCTTTTTTGGTGGTACCACCCTCTGCAAAGCCTACAGGGCCACCAGAGGCTCTGTAACCTCCCCCATAACCGGGATCATTGTCTGTACCGTGGCCGCCTCCGCCACCTCCACCGGAACTGCCGCCGCCTCCGCCACCTCCACCGGAACTGCCGCCGCCTCCGCCACCTCCACCGGGATCAGATGGGTGTTGTCCGCCGCCGCCGCCGCCATCAGACGGTGGTGGGCGATTGTCGGGACGAGACGGAGGACGGGACGGCGGGGGATCACCCGGAACAACGTCATCAATGGGGTTAGGAGCAGGGTAGTTAGGACCGCTGCCGCCGCCATCAGACGGAGGTGTAGGTGTGGGTCTATTACCTTCATCGGGGTACGGGTTGTATCCGTCATACGGAAGATCAGGATTGTATCCCGGAGGTGTTGTTGGGTCGCCGTCATCTCCCGGAGTAGTGTCATCGCCCGGAGGAGTTCCGTCAGTGTCATCACCCGGAGGATTTTGACCAGCAGAAATTCCCAAAAGACTGTCAATGAGTTGTTGGCGTTGTTTATTTGTTAATCCCTCTGGAAGAACACCAGACAAAGTGTACCCTCCAAACAATCCCGGAGAAACACCAATAATACGATTGTTAAACACTCCAACGCCGTAACCAGCTTCTCCCGCTTTCATTTTTTCTTCAATATTACTTAAATTCTTTAGGCTCATCATGGCTCCGACGCCAAAGCCGGATACACCCATCATGCTCAAGCCCATTCCTAGACCTTTGGGCATACCTACAAAGTTATCAGCCACACTACCAGTTAAACCGGACACTCCCATTGTGCCAGAATAAAATTTAGAACCGCTGCGATCATCTGATCCCGCAACTTGTCCCGCAGACTTGTAGTAACCCGGATCAGTGTACCGTGTTATCCCAAACTTTTCGTGACGACGGTCAGGATCATCTTCCTCGTATGGACTAGGAGTTCCTACTGACGGACGTTCTGGAGGAGAAACAGCGAGGTCTACCACTGATTTTAAAAACTCATTAGCCATTCTTTACATCCACCGCAGCTTCATAATCAGCCTTCAATCCCTTGATCTGTTCCAGTGAAGTTATCTTCCCCTGCAGCCGGAACACTTCCAGTTCCGATTGTGCCGCCACCAACGCCCGAAGCGTCATTCGGATTTGCTCCTGCAGGTACTCCTCCAGACTGTCCCACGCTTCCTTGTTCGCCACCAGCGGGCTGACCTTGCTGGCTTGCTTCTTGTTGAGCATTGGCTAGTCCTTTCAACATCTCTGCAAAAATCTGTGCTTCGTTCATGTCGTTCACAAGGCTGTCAGGATCAATGTCTTGTGCAATAGCCAGTTCACGCATGAGGTTTGGTATTTTGATAAACGGTGCCAGCATCGGATTGGATACTGTCTGTAGCAGTGTAGTTAGTCGTTGACTGCGTACTTCCTTTTGCATCACTGCAGCTACACCACGAGGTTTAATCTCTAGGTCACCCTCAATCTCCGGGGAACTTTCGTTGAACTGCATGTTCCACTGAAAGTACGCTTCACCCAGTGGCTTGAGAAGCTGGTCGTCTATATTCTTAATCACCGTTTTAAGGGACAGACTTGCTCCGCCCAACAACATAGACAGTCCAGATGCTGTGCGTCCCGTGCCCGTTACTCCTGTTTGACCGTGCATAATCGACGGCAAACCTGTTTCTTCGTCAGCAAGTTGTCGGCTGATTTGATACATCTGAATGTTTTCAGGTGCTGTGTTCGGAAACTTGAGGCCGTTGATTGCCGTCCCTGTTACACCGGACTGACGGCGGAATATCTTACCGGGAAAGATATCCATGTTTTGTCCGGGAACAAGTGAAGCTTCGTCCACATCAAACACTAGGTTACCCGCCAACGCCAGATTGTCGATTGCCATACGAACGTGGCCGTTCATCAGCAGTTGTGCGTCTTCCATGTTCTCTGCAACACCAACACCCCACACTTGGTACGGGTTGATTTCATATGGAAACACTTGGTAAGGTATACGGGCTGGCGTAAATGGGTTCATAACGCAGCGTAGGATCAGGGTACCACATGCCCACACGTTCACTTGTACCTGTTCAAACTCACTCATGTCAGCAGGAATGTCTAGTCCCGCTTCTCGTGCAAGTTTGGCATCAAGGAAGCCCCAATATTCAAGAACTTCGTAACGACTGTCACCGACGTACGGCTCAGTCTCTTCTTCACGAATGGTGTCTTCGTAATACTTGTCTTCGTAGTTTGGTCCTTTTGCAAGGCACTCTTCAATAGCGTCAGCGTAAAAGTGAGGCTGTGAGATAAGGTTACGAAGTTGTTGACGGTTCATGCGGTGTCGTTGAATTACGTATTCGCAATCGTCTATGCTTGTAGCAGAGGGATCAGGATGAAAGTCCCACGGGGATACGTGTTCGATACGAGGAACAATACGCTCGTACGGACTGTACACTCGTCCCTCTGGTCCGTTTTCCCAGCGGTGTACCCGTTTGTAGTGATTGAACGGACCCTTTACAACTCCTGTACCTAGCAGAGCGGATTCAAAGATAGAACTACGAAGCACGTTTACTGCACGTGTATCAAGAAGCTGATCGTGAACCATCTTCTCCATGTTGAGTGCAGCCTTTTGTGCAGGGCTAATCTGTGGCTCACCCATTTTGGCTGGGCCTTCAGACAGGGGTGCATCACCGTACTGGCTAGCTAGTCCACCCAAAAAATCGCCAGAGGCAGGGGTAGCTTGCGTGGCACCAAACGGCAACTCACGACCATCACCCTCAAATCCGTACGGGTCTTCCGGAGGTTGCATTTGATCTAGCGGAGTAGTAAGGTGGGCAAACTCTGCTATACCCTCTGGTATGGGAGTTGGCTCTATGACCAATGGAAACTTTTTGTTTGCAAAAAGGATGTCTACAATCTGACCGTACGCAGCAAGCACCTTTGTCTTGGTAATCTTGATGAACACCTTTGACTTTTCACTGTCACGGTATTGTGTTGTAGAATCATAAATGCCACGAAAGTTTTTGTACGCTCTCAGCCATCGCTGCTCGTACGAAAACCGTCCGTTTTCTGCGTCGTCAAATCGTGCCTTTACATACGCAGCCAAACCCGGCATTTGCTCTTCGGGTTCAAAGACTGGTACGGCGGTGTCGTCCGCAGGTTCCAAAAAGTTATCGGACATATCGCTTCCTTAGTAGTCGCGTTCGTCTGCCATTTTAAAAAGTGAAGCTTCTACCGTAGGCTTGGTTTGTTTTTTTGGCATTGCTTCGATCATCGGTCCTGTTTGGACACGAGTGTCAAACTCTAGGCTTTCGCGGTAGAGTGAAGATGCACCTTCGTCTTTATCAACGCTTGTCTTGTCTGCGTTCATAATGTACGATGCGCCGTAGTTGTAGTTATTACCGGGCATGTATGCCTCCGTTTGTTGGGTTGTTTAGCGGACTACGCCGCCGTAAAGAAACGATGGTGCTTGATCCATCGCGGTTGCTTCCCCCCGCATCGCATTGGCGCGGGCTTCGGGAACTGGTACGAACCCTTGTGCAGCCATATCAGGCGCAGAGGGTGCGGGATCGGGGATGTTAGGTTGGGGAGCAGCTTCCATCGGGTACGGCGCAAACTCTGGTTTGATATACCCCATTGCGTCCATCTGTGGTGCTACATCTGTTCGGGGGCCAAGACCTGATCCAGCGGGCATAGTGGCTCGTTGCTCTTCACGAAAGGGTGCGTCACTGTATGCCATGCCGGGAGGGGCAACGACCTCTGAAGCCCCTGCAGCCAGCCCTTGCATTGCAGCGGAAAACGGGGATGCTCCTTGTGCTTCTGCTTCTCTAGTAGCCGCTATGGTGCTTGTTCCTATCGCTACAGGCAAAAGACCTCTTATTACTTTTCCACCTACGTCAGTAGCACGAGATATTATGCCTTTATCAGCCTTTTCAACACCGTATTCTTCCGCCATATCATCTAGGTAGGTATCAAAATTAGCATCAGCTTCTGCTACTTTAGCGGCTTGTTTTATGTCTTTTTGTTCTTGTCTTAGGGCAGCAAGCTGGTCTTGTCTTTCAATTCCTTCCCTAGCTTTATCAACATCTAGTGCTGCTGCTTTTTCTATGTTTTGTTGTTGAAGGTCTAGTGCTTTAGCAGTTTGTTTTTCAGCGGATAAAAACGCAGACGCATCCATTTCAGCTTTTTGTGCCTCAGTTAAAGGCACAGCAGGTTGAAGAGCTTGTCCTGCTCCGCGATAATCTTCAACTAATGCTGGAAATGAAGCCGTGCCTTCCGCATTAAATACCGTAGTAGGAATACCAAACTTAGCTGCAATTACACTATTAGTCGTAGGGGTATTTAAATTTTTTGCAGTTTGTCTAACGAGATTTTCTGCAATCTCTCCAATCTTAGCTGGATTTGCTTGCGCTGATTTGTACGCATCTTTTACTTTGTGTCCTGCAAAGTCTTCAGCTAGTGCAAAATTTATTTCAAATTCTTTTTCTAATTGATCTTGAACTGCCGACCTAATATCTGTAGGTCGCCATCCGGATTCTCCACTCTTTGGATCGACGGGTATTTGTGTAGGAAATCGTTCTTCTACTATTGGCTTTATGTGTTTGTTATGTGCAGCATCTGTTTTACTTTTTGTGGTGTCAAACAGTTTTATGTCTTTTAATTTTTTTCCGGGGTTTGCGGCTTTGGATATATCAAACTGTTCTTTTAGGAACGCAGCCATAGTTCCTTTGTAAGTAACATCTAGCCTAGTTTTATTTACTCGTTTTTCACCTTTTAAGGTTACGGTTAATTCTTTTGTATTGGGGTCTTTACTTATAACTATATCTGCTAATGTTGCAGGAGGTTTTGCAGGAGTAGTTTTTGTAGCTTTAGCTCCTAAAACAGTGTCAACACGAACTATGGTGTTTTTGTGAAAAAATAAAAATCGTTTTGTGTCATCACTAATATTTTTATCAGCACTCATATTTGTAAACGCATCGGCGTAGGCTTCGTCAAGATCCCCCGAAGGAATAAGGGCTTCCATTGAACGAGTTCGTCTAAGTTGTCCCTCAGAATACCCTCCTCCTTTTAAAATATCTGTTAAGTCTGTTTCAAGACCTAACGTAGACAAGTACGGAATTTTTGCTCTTATAAATGCTTTTTTTAACGCACCCTCAAACCCTTGTACTCCAACGTAATAATTTGCTCGTGGAGTATCTACGTTACTTAAAAAACTTTCACTATTAAGTGCTTCTTTTAAAGGAGTGTCTAGAGTGGTGTCTCCTAATTTTCCAGCCGCAATAGCCTTTTTCAAATCTTGTATTCTAGAACCAGCTTTAGGCATAGTCATAGCGTGATCTAACGCCTGACCCATAGTCAACTCACCGGATTCTGCTAGTTGTTTAAACTGTTCGGTTTCCATTTAGTACCCAAATACTTCGTCTTGAACTTGGTGGACTTGATTCTTTATCGCACCCAGTTGTTTGTGTATGGAAGCATACCCGCTCATGCGTGTCATCATTCCGTAGCGCAACGCATCGTATGCGTGATCCTCTGCCTTTGTGTCTACGTCTTCGCTGTTTGTTTTGGAGAGCGGGATGCCAGCAATCTGTTTGACTATGTTGCTGCACGTAGAAAAGAAGCGGATGCGAGGTTCCTCTGTGTATGGATCATCGGCTAGGCGACGGTGTATTTCCATTTTGCCTTGAATGCGATTGCGGTCTGCTGGAGTCCAACGAACACCCTGCCGCATCATTACCTCTGCGATTGATGGCCCAAAACCTGTCTTGTTCCAGCAAGACGAGTCAAGGACCGTGTAGTGAGGTATGGGGTCTAGTTGTTCCGCTGATAGTATTTTAGCGGCTAACTCTTCCGCTGTCAAGTGTTTTTCGTATAATTCTCTATAAATCCAAATGTTGTTGTCCCAGTCGATTGCGCCCCACAAAACACATGAGGGTGCAGCGTAACCGTAGTCGGCCATTCGTATGCGCGGCCAGTTGGTTGGCAGTTCGAACGGCTCTACGACGTGCTTGGTGCGGCTGAACTCTGGGAAGGCCGCTCCCTCTGCCACGTCCCAATCCCCTTCAAGAAGTCGCTTTCGTTCGACATCTGGGAGCGATCTGAGCATGGCCTCGTACTGGCCGTCTGCCATCAGATGGGGATTGTCAGTCAGCCGTGCCGGTACAAACTTACGAAAGAACAGCGGCTGACCTGCTTTTTCGTGGCCGGGGGGCCACACAAAGTCTTTTTTTGTCTCTATATCGAACGCAGGAAAAGGCTTGTTTTCTGGGGTTCCGTCGATGTAGGTTTTCTTGACCCACCAACCACCCACTCCTCCGGGGTTGGCAGTGCAGCGCATGTACAAGTGTTGCTGGAGTTCAGGATCAGTAGTACGAAGGCGAGAACGCAGGTAATCCCAGACGTAGGGTGTAGGATATTGGGTAATCTCATCAATGCCTATCCAGTTGAACGCCTGTCCCTGAAAGCGAGTTACGTCTTTGTCTTTGTCTAGGTAGGTGAACCAGATTGTTGCCCCGGAGGGAAAGTGCCACGTTGACTTGGACTCACGAAACTTTGCACCGGGAAAAGCTTTTGTGTATAGCTGGCGTGACTTGTCGATCAGTTCGGTTAGTTCGTCCAGAGTGCGACGAAGCAGTAGACCGCGATGGTTGCTATTGTGACAAAAGCGTAACGGGTCTGCAAGAAGCGCGAAACTTTTTCCGCCACCGGCTGCACCACCGTATAATACGTCGCGTTCACCAGCAGACAAAAACTCTTCTTGCGGCCCAGCGTTGGGCTGGAATACAATCTCACTGTCCTTGACCAACTCTGAAACGGCACTAGGCAGTTCAGACAAGTCTCCTTGATCAACGACTTTAGTTTCCGTACCAACAAGTGCCTTTTCTACCTTTGTTATCTTTGCTTCAAGATTGCGGGCATATCTGCGTTTGTCTTCGGCTGCCTTCGTTGTTTTGGCTGCGCGGCGTTTGGCTCCGTTCAGTTTCTTTTGAGCAGCACGACGGGCACGTTCCTTTACGGACAGGTTGTACGAGGCTTTGGGTGCGTTGGGGTCTTTCTTAGGGCGTCCTGCCACTAGGACTTCTCCGCGCTGCTTTGTGCGGAGCGGCCCTTACAAGCAGAACCTCCATGAGCCAGCTTCTCACGGGGTGCCGTGCGTGGCTTTGGCTTGGGCACGGACATTCCTAACTCAGTAGAGTATCCCTTGCTTGCGCCGGGGAAGTCTAGGTTTGTTTTGTACTCGTTTGCTTTATCGCGCCTTGTTTGACGTATTCCTGCAGCCCTGTCTTTTCCGGATGTGATAGTTCTTAGCCTGACAGGCTTGAATGTTTCGGAGTCAAACTCACGCAAACGCACACGTCCGCCCATAGTTTCAGAGCTGCTCTTCGGAACAGCAGCAATGTTTTCATTTGCAACGATCTCATTATAGATTTTACGTTGACCGGGTGTGAGGTCTGCAACCTCTGCCTTCGTAATCTTGCGGAAATTCTCGTTAAATTTCTTTCTGGTTTTATCGTACTGATCAAGTGCCATCTATCACGACCTCTTTCTTTGGAGGCAGCAGGACTACACCGTGAACCGCCGTTACGTTGTGGTTGATTGTTTCCGCTTGTTTGACTCCTACGCGGTTCAGGAGGCTTTCGGCAGCTTTGAGACGCAGATCATCACCTCTTTCGGGGGCGGGATTGTCTATTGTCGCTACAAGTCTGTTGGCTGCTTTGAATGCGTTCATAGATAGCACGTCTTTTGTGCGTTCTACTATCTCATCTGCCAGTGTTTTGCGTAACCACGACGCACTACCCACAGAATATCCTGCATCTGTGGCTGCAGCGGTGATATTTCCGCCGTTTTCAAACAAGATGTCAAGAAAAAGGGACTGTTGGGTGGTTAGTTCCCGTTTTTTGGCGGGTTGTTGGGGCATCAGGTTCATTTTTACGTGGCTTCTCCGGCTTTGGTAGTGCATCGTGTGCCCGAAACAATCATAAACGGTGTTATTTCTTGTACGTTGCCTATCATAACCTCTACACGGGCCATACATTCCTCTTTTGTTTTGTACGGACCCCAGTCGTCAGTGACTACCATACATCCCTGCATGGCATTTATGTGACAAATGAGTAACATTGCTGTGTACATGGTAATCTTTCGGGTAAATGAGGAGTGTAGACCGATTCACTGTAGCCACAATCTCGTGTGTTGTGCAAATATCGCTGTGAAATCGGAGAGATGTGCTAAGTCTGAATACGACCTACGCACCTATTATGGCTATGTAATACGCAAATGTCAACAAAAAAAAATTTAACGCTTGACAAATTGTGAATACAACAGTACAATGGGTTTGTAACCCGCCGGGATATACCCCCAGTGTACCCGCCGACTCCCCACTGACTCCCCCAAAGCATTGTTTTTAACCATATCGGTAACTACACCCGCCACATTTGCTGTCGGGATTGCATACAGGTACTGGTACACCCCCGGTGGCCCCTGCGACCCGTATCGGGGGTTTGTCATCATTGATGCCGAGGTTGCCATCATTTTAATATTGTGCCAGTGACCCCTGCCGAAAAAGTCCCGTTAGCTATTGCGCCGGATCTTTTCTTTTTACCATTGCCTGACATTTTTCCCATGTCGTTAAGTTTTGGTGTTAGACGTTGATGCCACCAAGCGCAGCATTCCCCGAACACAAGCCCCGCCAGATTATCCCGCCATTACAAGCCGCTGATCTATTAACTGGACCCCACGCATAAAA